GGCGATTGCCTTGCCTATTACATCAGGGTCAATACTTTGTTGTGTTCCTGTTCGCCTCATTCCTGATGTTGCCAACTCTGCCAAGAATCCAGCCTCTTTGTCGCTTATCTTTTTGTCCTGAGCAAGATCTAATAAAGCAGAATATCCGGGTTGCATGTTAATGTCAGCCGGCACGACACGCTCGTCAGGGGTCAGGATGGCATGAACCGAATCACGACCACGAACTGCACCTCGCATCATTGGTACTCGCTTCGTTCCTTTATTGTACGGAAGAGGCTGGGCGAGGACGATACCGGCTTGGATTGCACCCGATGCGATGATGAATGGCGATATTGCCCCGAATGATGCTATGTTGGTTGGGTTGGTCAAGGCGACTGCTGTGTTAATCGCAATCTGAGCAATCGCAGCGATTCGGTCTGCAATGGCTTGCTTGCGTTTGATTGCACGCATCTGTTGGTCGTATTGTTCCTCTGAAATCAATCCCTGCTGTCTTTGATTCTCGACCATATCTCTTTCCCCGTCTATTTCTTTCTGCTTGTATGCAAGGATTGTGTTGGTAACGCCTTCCGCTGTTTCGCCTGCTAATTTAGTTATTTGTGCTTTTTGAATTTTCTTTTTATCGACATCGCTTATAGTAATCTGACCCTCAACCTCCGAAACATCCATCCCGTATTTTTTGCGAAGTGCAAGCAAGTCTTGGAGGTACGCTTCCTCTTTAACTATGCCAAGCCTATGCTTAAGGTCTAACTCTTTTAATTCATCAGCAAACGCTTTTCCCTGCTCTGTTTCAAATATCCCCTGCCACTTACGCATTTCTTTCAACCTGTCCTGCTCATCTTTTGTCCTTCTGTCTTGAGCGTCTTTGAAATACTTATCGTCTGGCTTAGGTGCACCAATCAAATTAGGGTCTTCAACTTTCTTGGTGAAATCAACCGTAAAAATATCCTTTAATGCCTTGTCCATTTCACGCTTTAATCTGGCTCTTTCGAGTCGCTCTTTTTCGATTTGTTTAATTTGAGCGTTTGTCAATGGAATAACCTCTTTCTTCTTTGCTATCTCGACATCCATTGACTTGACTATCTCGCTGTATGCAAAAGCAGTCTTGACCGCCATTGTATAACCCTCAGTATCCCCTAATGCTTTGCGCTCTTTTGCATAAGCCATCTCATCAGCTTGAAGTCGTTTAAATGTGGCTTGTATTTCTTCGCTTGTTTTTTTTCTTTCACGCTGTGTTTCCAATAATTTTTCAGCAACTCCAATCTCGGCTGAGGCGTCTGCTAATCGTGCCGACTCGTTGCGTATATATTGCTCTTGGGTCAGGTTAATCTGAGTCCACCAATTTAACATATCGGTAAGAACTTGTGCGCCACCAGCACTACCATAAAACCGCTCGCCAAGACTTGTCATATATCCTTCCCAAGCGTTTTGCAGTCGTGCCATATTGCCCTGCATACCCTCAGCCATTGTCTGTGCGTTTTTGCCAAATGCTTTCTCTGCTTCCTTTGCAAACTTGGGTAGTACATCTTCGGCAATCAACTGACCTGATGCCATCATCTTGTCGAGTTGTTGAGTTGTTACGCCCAAAGACTTTGCCATTATACCCATAGCGGACGGCATCGCCTCGCCTAATTGACCTCTTAGTTCTTCCGCACTGATTTTCCCCTTACCTATCATCTGGGTAAGTGCCGTCATGGCTCGATTGACTGATTCAGATGTTGCACCCGTACCAGCCAATGCGACTGTCATAGATTTAAATATCTTTTCCGCTTTGCCTACCTCCATCCCAGACGCTTTTGCAGCACCAACGAAAGATACAAACTCATTCGATACGGTCTTGAATGACATACCCAACTTATCGGATAGTTCACGCAGGGAGTTCATCTGTTGCGTTCCTGCCGATTGCGACCCCATAAGTTCATTCATTCGGATAGTCAGCGATTGAACTTGACCTGTTAAAGTGAATACCTGCTTACCAAATGCAATTATCGAATCAAGACTGAACGCACCCTCCAACATATTCCCGACCTTGCCTAATGCTTGGTCTAATCCTGATACCTCTTTCTTGGTCTTGTCGGTAGCGTTGCCGAGTTTATTCATCCCATCCACTGCTGGCTGGGTATCGGCAACAACTCGGAATATTATATTTTGAGCCATATCAATTCGATTTTATCCTTTGTATGGCGTGATGCCTAATGACCGGGGCGGTCAGGGCAAAGATACGAAAAAATTACGGCAATAAACTAATCCCAGCCAATTCGCACAAAGCCTCTAATTCTATAATTGCCTTATGTCTTATACCCCTGATTCTAAACAATTCGGCTCGAGATAATTTTGATAAATCTTCAACTTTTGAATCCCACCTACTAATATAAATGCCGTTTTGAGAAAACAAAGCATTTGCAACCCTAATAGACAAAAATTCATGCAAAGGGGATTTTTTTATTAATTCTTTGTCATTGTCATAATGACCAATTGTCTTTTCAAAAATAGATTGCCTATTATATTCTTTGACAATTTTTAATGCTTTTTCGTATTCGGTTCTTGTTATCATACCCCCTTAAACGCAACCTCCTTATATTTGTTTCAGCGGGTCAATCCGCCTCCCTTTTTTGTCGATAAAAAACAGCACATTCCCGTTTTCATCCACAACAGGTCGTATCGTCCCTCTCCTTAATTTGCGCCCTATTCCCATATCAATCCTTTACAGATTCCGTTAATGCAATACCACAAATGACGCCAATTAGAAAGACCAGAACTATCATACTTTGACGCTTTTTTGTTTCAGGTGAAGTTCGTATTTCCAAGCGTTCACGGTCGATGCGTACTCCTCGATTCCCATCTTTTCGAGCATTTTAATCTCGGTCAATGACCCGTTACAAAGCATCCGGTGCATTAGATTCACCTCGGTCACGAAAGTGCTGAACTCGTCAGCCCAGTTTCTTCCAAGGGAAAGATACTCGTGCTTGGGTCGCTCGACTCCATCAAAGTCCTTTGAAGGATAAGCGAACGGATATAAGCGTCGGAGATGTCCGATAAGTCCATTGTATAGCGTACTGCCAACTGAATAAAAAAAAACCGTGCATCGTCATCTTTTGCCCATAGTTCGAGTTTTACCCGTTGCATCTTCGGGTCGAAGTCGAGCGGGTCTTCGTCAGGATGGACAACAAACACACACGCCAAGTCTTGAAGAAGCAACTCGTCTGGAATGTCAGCAATCCGCCTTTCGAGTTGGTCGAACTTTGAAAACCCTCCGACAATATCGCCCCTGTTCAGGTCGTCTTTGATCTCCTTGAACGCTTTGACGAGTCGGTCGGGGGTTAGTCCCATAGACGCCCTGCGAACGGCAAGGTCGGCAGGGATTACCCGATTCGCTGGTATATCGCCCCAAGTCTCGAATGTCCGCCACTCGATGCCTGATGCGTCAGTGTAAATTGGTTTTAAGTTGCTCATACGCTTGCAAAGTTACCAGATTTGGCGAACCTATCCAAAAATGAACGGTGGAATGTCCAGAGGTAGTAAATGAAGCAGTCGAATAAGTGTCCGTGCATATTAGTTGGGGCAATCTTCTTCCCGTCGTCTCCCCGTTGCATCATTTCGCAATCTTCGACCAGATACTTGCACGCTCGGTTAATGACAATGTCAGGATGCTTCGATAGCATCGAGTTAATCAATACAATCGTGTCTTTGCTATCAGGATTGGACGAGAGCAGGCGTATCTGGGCGTCCGATAGTTTTAACGCACCCTTGACCGCTTTCCAGTTCGTTACGCCTTTCATCGTGGCTGAGCGGTTTCTTCCTGATGCGTCACCGGTTAGGATGAGACGAGCAGTATCGGGGTATCTGGTGCGGATGCGTTCGCATAGTTCGTACACATCCGAGTTCATGATTCGTTCTTCGCCTAATATCCTGATTCTATTTCGGCTTGGGTCGTGCTGTGCGTAAATGCAGGTCATTGGACTAACATTAAAGTCCATTGATACGAATATAGGCAGGTCGGGTCTTTCCTGAATATCCGCCACATGCTTCTTATGTTCGAAGCAATACGCCCAGACGGTTTCCTGCTTAGTCACGAGCATTCCCAAGACTTCACGCTTGAATGAGTTCGGGTCTAATGTTCGCTCTAACTGCTCGATGTAGCCGGGTCTTAAATTGTGTTGGTTGGCATACGACTCGGCTCGGATTAATTTAATTCGTCCGTTGCTGGTCTTGGCTTGGCTTTCCAATTCCCGATAATAGGCGACATTATCGGGCGGTGTCGTGGCGGTCTTGATGCGGTGGCGTAAACCTAACTTCTTGAAAGTCGTCCCTCTCGTCCTTGCTCTGCACTTGTCCAAAGCCTCCTGAAAGTTCCGCACATCTCTTGTCTCGTCAATGCTTATGGTGTCCCACTCTGAGCCGTTCACAACATTGTAGTTATCGAGGTGGGTCAGGACGACATAAGACCCCCATCGGAATGTAATTACTTTATCGGAACTAATGCCCGAATAAGGCTTAACGCCCGACATACGCTTGTTCACGACATAGTCCACGCCCTCCCGAAGTCCCCATTCTTCCCATGCTTCCTGAACCTTTTTGAATGTGGCGGTCTTCATCATTGCGAATGTGGGCGAGCATATCAAATGCTTTGAGTTGGGGACTGATAGGTCTGGAATCAAATCGACCGCAAGCCAGTAGGTCTTGCCCACTCCAACGCCCGTCAGCATGTGTATCTCTTCCGCTTCGAGGTGATGGCTGGAGTAGTATGCTATCTGCTGTGCTTCGTTCAGTTCGGGCATTATTCCTCCGATGCTTTGCGGATTGCTTCGGGCGAAATATGCAGGTTAATTTGAGGCGGTTGGTAGTCTTTTTGTTCCGTATCTGCATCAACCTGCTTGCCGTACTTTTTCGGGGCGAGTCTTTCCATTAGCCACATTCGAGTTTCGACACGCAATTTTGAACGACTCGTAAATTCCCGATTTTCGATTCGGTTTCCGTTGGGAGAGAATATTTCGTCTTGGCTCGAATCGTCTGAAATTATAAGCACATTGTCTCCCATAAAATCCGCTTGAAGTGCCTTTGCCCGTGCGTATTGTAAGGAAAACTCTGGCTTGTCGTCAATCCAATCCATTATTGTTGATGGGTCAGGAAACCAATCTAACTCCCGATGAAGCCTATGCAGACCTTTTTCGGACTGCCCAATTTCGGTACAAATTCGCTTTGCAAGTTCTGGGGTATAAATAGTCGGTCTGCCTCCTGCGTGCTTTGGTTTTGCCTCTGTTTCGGTCTCGGCTTGACCTATTGGCTTTTTCGTTTTTGCCATAGTTCAGTTGTGCTAACTATGCAAATATACGAAAAAAACAAACCCAGTCGGGGAGACTGGGTGTTGTTACTCTAAACTCTTGAAAAAAAATGGTAGAATCAAAAAAACCTATGTGTGACAATTTATATTATTTTTTATCCAAATCAAAATAATAATCCGATTCTTCCTGCTTGTACCATGCCCCAGTGCAGGCGTCAATGATTAAACTTGGCAATCCGAAAAAGTTTACATACGGCACGAAACACATCCCGATATTCCCGATAAGGTAGCCGGGTCGGATTTGGCGATTCGTTTTGATTTGAGCGTTTTCGTATCCCTCCGCCTTTACTACGATAGTGTTGCGTTTTTTTACGGGTACTTCCGCAACGCATGTTCCATCTCCGACCTTGTTGCCGTTCACATAAACTTTGGCGTGGTCAGGTTTGACATTGATAGTTACTTCCTGCTTCATGCTGGAAGTGATTGTGGCACAACTCGTAAGCGTTGCCAGAGCGATGATTAAAAGTGTTTTTTTCATAATATTTTTTATGCTTTTAACGGACTTGATGAAACTTTGTTACACCGATTCCGTTTAATTTTACATTATGCAGGAATTGGAATTTGACATTATCGGCATGGGTGCGGTTCGAACTACGCAACGAGCGAAGTTCAGCGAGCCGTTTCAAAGATACGCAAGGTATAAGACAGCGTTACGGATGTTCCTGCGTGGTGTTGGTGTCAAGGAATGCCCAGAGCGGTTTGAAATAACCTTTGTCATGCCGTTCCCGATTTCGTACACTCAAAAGCAACGCAAGGAACTCGAGGGTCAGCCACATCGATACAAGCCAGATTTGGACAACTTAGTCAAAGGCTTCATGGATTGTTTTGGCAAGGATGACAGCGGAGTTCATGAGTTTTACGCCCGCAAGATTTGGGGCAAGGATGGCAAGATAATTTTGAAGGTCGTTAATTAATTTGTATATTTGCAGTTCCTGATTAGGTCAGGATATCCTTGTGGCAGAGGATAACAGAAATTTCCGTAAGGAAACCAAACCCCTTGAAATGAGCGACTGCCACCGCTTGTTTCGGGGGTTTTTAATTTTAAGTAAGTTATGGCTAACAGGCAAATTCCAACAACGCTTTTTGATGATTCATGGTTTTACGAATTATCAAATGATGCAAAATTATTGTTCTTTCACATTTATTTGAAATCAGACCATGCAGGTATAATTGACATTATACCAAGAAGGATTATATTTGACCTTTCAATTGATTTTGAAA